ACGAGTTGCATGGTTCCAGATGCGTAGTTGCCTCTAGTCACCCATCCCTGTGTGCTGGGATCTTCGGTCGGGTCGATCTCTACTTCACAGAGGTAGCCGTTGATTGTCTTTGTGTGCTTTTCCATAGTTTGTATGCGTTAGTTAATTACCAGATTGTTGATTCGATTTCACGTTGCTGCTCGGCTTTCACTTCCATGAATTGCTTTGCATCTTCGATGCCGTCGAAACGCTCTAAGATGTCGTTATCGTTCATGCACTCAACGATGCAGTCGCCCCCTAATTCGTAGTTGGCTAATGCCAGTGCTTTAATGCTGTCGGTCAATTTGATTTGTGAGTCTGTCATAGTTTGTATGCGCTAGGTGTTAGTCTTTAAGAAACGCTTGACCATGCCCGTCTTCGTTGAACCAGACCAGCTTCCTCCAGATCTGATCTGGGCAGAATACTGCCAGCACCCCGTCGATGCCGTGCCCGTTAGAGATTGGATGCTTCCAGTCCTGTAGTGCATCGTGCGCTGACAGGATCTCTTCGGACTCTTCGCCGTCTTCGTCGATCTCGTATTGAATTGCACTGGTCGCACAGGCTTGGTCGCCCATGTATTTGAGGTCGATGAATAGACCATCGCCGCCTTCCAGTTGATTGTCTGCGTTTACCATTTGGTTGATGTGTGCTGTGATACTCATAGTCTGTATATATAGTGTGTTAGTTGTAAGCAGTGTGCTTATACCCCAAAAGCCCCCTAGACTATGTCTAGGAGGCTGTTGGTTGGTTGGTGGTTTAGATTGTTACTATATAAAGCAGGTCATCGGCGAAGATGCCCGCTGTCCCAAATTGGCCAGCGATGGTCTTTACGATACTGCAGTCCTTGGAGGTGATGGCTTGACGGATGTCTGAGTCGCTTGATCCCAGTGCATCGACTGAGAAGCTGTATTTGCCACGTTTACGGACACTGACCGACTGGCCAAGTGTTTCGGTCAAGCTGGCCTTCAAAGCCCGCCCCTGTGCGCTTGTTACGATTTCCTTGGCTGGTTTGGATTCTTCTTCGATACCAGCGATGTCGGTAAACTCTGCCCAATTGGCCAAGGAATCTCGCAGGTATTCAACGCCATACGAATCGCCCCGCCATGTCGGCAAACTCTGCCCAATTGGCGTGCGCCCAGTCGATGACTTCACCGATTGAAACACGTTGACCGTTGAAGATCACCGCTTGCACGATTGTGAGAAATTGAGGATTTGCGATGAGGTCGCTTTGGAGTTGGTTTCGTGTGAGCATAGTCTGTATATATAGTGTGTTAGTTGTAAGCAGGATGCTTATACCCAGAAAGCCCCTCAGCGTGTTAGGCTGAGAGGCTGAGTGTTATGTAGAGAAGCGAAGCTTCTCTTGTTATTACAGTGTCGGTCTGTATTCGGATCGTGCATCTGTGCTAGATGATCACGGCGGCTGTCTATACTGGGGAGATCCTTAGTCTCTCGTCATTGCGGTTCAGCTTCGCATTAATTCCGCTGCGATTGGCGGTGCCTCAGCTGAGGCTTAAACTGTCAAAGAACTGTACTACATCTGCTATAATGTGAATAGATTGTGCACTGTCAACTCGATTCGGAATTATTTTACCCATATATGTATCTTTTTTTCGGGCTGCTGCCGACCTCTGCCGACCTCTGCCGACTTTTTCACCTGTATTTGCACCTTCCTAACGTATGTGATTAGCTTCCTAACGTGGTCATAGCCTAGCCATAAAACTAGTGAACATATATATAGCGAAATCCGCTGAAGGCATTTTTGGAGCGTCCGAGGGTCAGCATACCTGTAGCCAAGTCGGAAGCCGTACAGAGCCTCTCAGGCACCCTGTAGCCGTCCCCCTTTAAGTAGCTACGCTAATGCTGAGAAGCAGCAGACAGCTGCGCTTATCATAGAATACTGACATAAGACTTCCTTATCCTATTGCCATATCCCCATAGCTATTACGAACACTCCTTAAGGAGTACAAGAGTCCCTAGCAGTAGCTGTGTTTATGTAGGTAGAGTAGAGTAGAGTAGAGTAGGAGAACTTATGCTGCAATCCTTTCACCTCTCAAAGAAGAAAAACTTATCTCATACCCGTGAACCTCCCCCGTATTAGCTGCGCTGTTTACGTTTATGGAAGTCCCTTGGTATTAGCTGGGCTTATGGAGCCGAGGTTGCGGACTTAGTATTAGCTGGGCTTATGCACGGAAATCGTTCGTCCCTTGCCGTGCCCCTGTGGGCTTGCTTCCGTGTCCCTTGCCGTGCCCGATCGGGGTTCCGTCCGTCAGTCTGGAGTTGGATGGGGGGGGAGGGGGTAACTTACAACTGTCGAGTCAGAAATGTGTATTCATAAACCACCCTATAAAAAAAAACACTACTCATAGGGTTCCAGCCCCAGCTAGGTCGTGTACTCCTTAAGGAGTGTTGTTAAGTATTTCTTTGTTCCTATGGATACCTTATTTCTTTTGCCCTGCGGGCAAGAAACTCTTTATGGCTTGGACTCCTTAAGGAGTATGATTTGAGTCTACTGAAGTATAAGGTTGACAGTCAAGCTTTATTTAACAAATATATAATAATGCTAGAGGAAAATTCATCTGAGGACAAAGAGGCATTGATGCTGGAGATCCAGGGTGCCATATGGGAAGTAGCAGACAAGAAGGAGATTGCTCAGGTACGAAGCCTGTCCAGGCATAACCCAGAGAAGGTAGCATCTATACTGTACTTGTATAGCACTGGCAGTAGCCAGACAAGGATCGTAAAGAAGTACGGCATTGATCGGGAGACAGTCATCAGCGTCCTGTCGGACTACACGGATCATCTAGGAAAGTTCAGGGACTTAAGCGGCAAGATTGCCGCAAAGAGTTACCTGAATCTCTCTAGCTTAGAGGAGGACCTTATCAACTCAGTTCGGGAAGACCTAGAGTCAGGGGAGTTAAAGCCTACCATCAGGGACCTGAAGGAGATTTCTATATCGGTATCTAACTCTGCACGTCAGGCATTCACCGCTCGTGGCGAGGCCACGCAGATAACTGAGGACCGCCAAGTCATTACACAGGAGGACTACGACGAAACAATCAAGGCAGCCAAGGATAGAATCCAGAAGCTAAAGCAAGCAGATGTAATTGATGTAACGAAGACACGTTAAAAGAAATGTGCTTACATTTTTTAATTTTATAAACATTATGAAGATAACAATTGAACAACACGAAGAAATTATTTCGCTTAGCACTCAGGGTGATAATCTAACTGCGGATGAAATTGCAGAATTGATGTCCCGTATGTGCCACGCCTTAGGGTATCACCCAAAGAGCATAGGTGAAGCATTCTATTCAATTGGTAACGATATAATCGAAACAGATGAGCACTAAAGGAAGCGGTCCACGCAAGGGACACAACCAAGATAAGCAGCGTAAGAACTACGATGATATTGATTGGGGCAAGAAACCAACTGCACCTAAGACAGAGCAGCCACGTTCTAAGAGTACGGGGAAGCTTGCTTCCCCTGAAAGTAAGTAATGCCGATTCAATTTACAGAGCACCCAATAATTAGACCTCCTACAGACGAGGAGATAGTCCTGCTTGGAGAGCAGGACCCTCAGTTATTGGCAGCCCTGCACGAAGCGCACGAAGGACGTATACAAGCAGCAGAGGAAGACCCTATACGCTACGGCTTTGACCTAGCGGGATGGGACCGCATACGTACAGGATTACGTACAAACAATGAAGTGCTGGCACTAGGTGGCAACAGATCGGGCAAGACTACTGGCTGCGCCAAGATGCTTATGGAGGCCGTCACGGAAAGTATGGACGGGCATATCGTATGCTTCTCCCAGAATGCAGATACCTCTATCAAGGTACAGCAGTCCGCTGTATGGGAGATGATGCCTAAGGAGTTCAAGCGCAAGACCAAGAGCGTAGACGGATACATCAACTACTCTATGCAGAATGGCTTCACGGCCTCTTCGTTTATTTTCCCAGATACTAGGACACGTGTAGACTTCAAGACCTACACGCAGTACAGTAACAACCAGACAATCCTAGAGGGCTTTGAGTTCGGGTTCAAGAAACCAGTAGGGTTGAATATCGGAGCCTGGCTAGATGAGTACTTAGGTGACGCTGCTCTGGTCAACACCTTGCGTTTCCGTTTAGCTACCCGTGACTCCAAGATGCTTATCGGCTTTACGCCGATTGACGGGTATACACCTTTTATATCCGAGTACCTAAAGAACGCTGAAACCTTAAAGACTCGACCTGCTGTCTTACTAAAGAACAAGGCAGTGCCTATTGAGCAGTACAGTCCTAGCAGAGATGCAAGAGTTGTATACCTGCACTCAGACGAGAATCCATTTGGTGGCTACGAACGTATAGCCAAGGACCTAGTAAACCAGCCTGAGTCAGTTATAATGGTACGTGCCTACGGCGTACCAGTTAAATCAGCGAATGCACTGCTACCTTACTTCAACACAGAAGTAAATGTCCTAGACGATGAACCAAACAAGTACGGGTTTGAGCTCCCCGACATTTCGGATAAGTCGGAGTTCACCTGCTATCAGGTAGTTGACCCTGCTGGAGCAAGGAACTACACCTGCATCTGGGCTGGGGTAAATG